TACCACCCCTGAAATGACAGGAAGTGTGGGAACAGTTACAATCACAACATGACTTATACTGAATTATATACTTTGATACAAAACTTTCTGGACAACAATGAAAGTACGTTCAATACGACAATACCTGATTTTGTAAAAAATGCAGAAGATCGTATATTTAATTTAGTACAAGAAGATTTCTTTAGGAAAAATGTGACAGGTAGTTTGACAACGGGAAACCGTTTTCTGACTTGTCCTACAGATTTTATTCTGAGTTTTTCGTTAGCAGTAATTGATAGTTCAAGTGACTATCATTTTCTGGAAAAGAAACACCCCAGTTTTATGCAGGAGTATACTCCTGATATAACTGATACCAGTCTGAGAGGACTGCCTAAATACTACGCTGACTTTGATAAGGAATACAGCACTTCTGGAAGTTCTGGAACAACTATCACCGTCGCGCCATTACCAGATGCAAACTACTCAGTAGAATTGCATTATTTATATAGACCAACAAGTTTGGTTTCAGATACAGGCGGCACCTGGCTTTCCGTTAATGCCAGAGACGCTCTGCTTTATGGCTCGTTAGTCGAGGGCTATACTTTTATGAAGGGTGAACCAGATTTACTCGCAACTTACGAAAATAGATTCCAACAAGAAATTGCTAGATTGAAAAATAGAGCAGAAGCTAGAGGAAGACGCGACGAATATCGCTATGACTCACTTCGCTCAAATGTAAGTTAAAAGGAGAAAGTATGAAGCCTATCAAGAAACTTGAGGGCAAGACTGTAGCCATCGTAGGTATGGGACGTAGTTGGTTTGACTACAATCTTGCTAAATCACACGGAGTACATTTTGACGAAGTCTGGGCAATAAACGCCGTAGCAGACGTCATATTCCATGATCGTATTTTTATGATGGATCCAGCCAGTCGTTTTTTTGACAGCGACGATGCGGGTGGTCAAACAGATTCCATGATCAAAATACTAAAAACGCATGAAGGACCCATATATACATGCGAGCTAGATGAAAGGGCAAAAGGACTTGTATTGTACCCTATAGAAGAAGTGGTCAGAGAGTTAAACTGTTACTACCTCAATAATACAGTTGCCTACGCAATAGCTTTTGCGTTATGGAACAAAGTAGGCTGTATAAAGATGTTTGGTGTAGATTTTACTTATACAGGAAATTTATATTTTGCAGAGTCAGGCAGAGGTTGTGTTGAGTATTGGTTATCTAAATGTCAAGGCGCAGGTATACGAGTAGAAGTTGCCAACTCTTCAACTTTGTTAGATACATCTATACCTGTAGAAGATAAATTGTACGGTTATCATCGCCTAGATGATCCAAAAATTATTGTTCACGATCAAGAAAACAAACTAAGAGTTTTTGACAAAAGCCAAGTAGAACAAAAAGAAGTAGAGCAAAAACCTATGCTT